TCATGTTCAACCCCAAGGAATATTTCAACAGTCAAGACAACATCGGTGATAATTATTCTACAGCCGAAGGCTTCATGAATCCAGCCAGTCGAACTCTTACGGAAGGTACCACACCTGATCCTACAGAGCTTGACAGCCAGGATTACAGTGCTTCATTAACCCAGTATGGTGATCGAGTCGTTATTACTGACGTGATCATGGACACCCATGAGGACAACGTCCTTCGTGAGGCTGTCGACATTCTTGGTGAGCAAGCTGCTATCCTGATCGAAAAGACCAGGTTCAACGTTCTTAAAGCCTGTGCCAATATCATTTATTCTGATACGGCCGACACATCTAACAGTGATGTCGACAAGGCTTTTACTCTTCTGATGCAAAGACGGATCACCCGGTTTCTGAAAAGACAACTGGCCAAACCGATCACATCAGTTGTGAAGTCTACACCTGCCTACGGAACAGAGAGCATTGCTCCTTCTTTCGTTTGTATTGTCCATCCGGACATGGAGTCTGACCTTCGTCATGTTGCCTCTTTCGTACCTACTGAGAAGTATGGTTCGATGACACCGTATGAAACCGAAATCGGTAAAATTGAAGATGTTCGTTACATAGCATCTACAGTTGTCCAGCCTTTCTATTCTGCTGGTGCTGCTATTGGTTCTACTGGTATGGTAGCTGCTGACTCTACAAACCTTGACGTTTACCCAATGATCTACCTTGCCCGTGATGCCTATGGTATCGTGGCTTTCAAGGGTGCCAACAGCCTGACTCCTATGGTTGTTAACCCTCATGCAAGTGATTCTGATCCTCTGGCCCAACGTGGTCACGTCGGTTGGAAAGGCTATTCTGCAACAATCATCCTGAACGACTTTTGGATGGTCTGTGGCCGAGCTGCTGTTTCTGATCTTGCAAGCTAATCTATAAAGGCTTCACCCCCGTGCCTATTAAACGGGGGTAACTTTTAACTCTTACAATGGAAGGATTGAAGATGGCTACAGCACCAATTAATTATATCAAGATGAAAGATGAGGAGCTCAAAGAGCTCATTGCCAAGTACGGAATTAACATCAAAGACTACACCCAGGAGAACGGGAGTCTCAACAGGCAGATGCTTGCCAACACACTGAAGATGCTTGACGTGCAGTTAGGTAAAGTACGGGAAGTTATTGTTCAGGATGAGAAGGGCAATGTCGAGACATTAGATCCAACTATCAGAATGAATGGCACCGTACTTAGTGGCATGATGGTTGAGATAGAGTTCTTCAACGTTGACGAGAATGATCTACCATATGTTCAACTCGGACTACAGGGCACAGCACTTACCATCCCACGGGAGAGACCCTACTGGATACCAAAAGAATTTCTGGATGGATGTTTGAAATACACGGTTGTAACTAAATTAAAAATGGATGTTAACCGGACCACCGGGAAGATCAGTTACATTCCAAAAGCAGTTCCACGGTTTCAGTACACCGTCCATAACATCATGCACATTGATGAACTGAAGAAAAGAGCCATTGAAGGAAAAGGCCAAATCAAATAAGAGGAGATCTACATGTCTTTCACAGCACTAACTTACATTGAAGATGCTGCTGAACTATATGCTGATATTGACTACGACCGAATTGAGAGACCGACTTGGATCAAGTACTTGAATGCAGGCATTCGTGCTTTGATCCTTGTCCGGCCTGATGCCGGTGCCGTGACAGAGTCAGTTCAGTTAGTAGCAGGAATCAAACAAACAATACCGGCAGCAGCACTTCGGCTGCTCGACATACATAGGAACATGGGTACTGATGGATCAACGGCTGGAAAGATAATCACTCCATCTAAGAGGGCACACATTGATTATGCTAATCTACTGTGGCCTGTAGACGAGGGTGAGACGTACGTTGAGAACTTTTCATATGATGCTGCAACACCTCTCATATACTATGTGACACCACCGGTGAGTGGATCAACCAACGTTTACATTGAGATGTCATCGTCACAACTACCTACGACTATAACGGCCATTGATGATCCCATGACCGTCAACGATATTTTCTTCGAGCCTCTTGTTCAGTACATGCTATACAAAGCATACTCTGGTGACGACGAGAGTGTCGAATTTCAAAAGGCAGGTGCCTACCTATCTACGTTCTTTCAGCTTCTTGGTATTGAAGCTAAGAGTTCAGCAGCAGCCGGGCCTGAGAAGAAGGAGTAATACATGGCAACAGCAACAAGTGGATTTGTTCTACTTGATGTGTTCGTACCTGAGATCCTACAGTTCTGTCATGGAGCTCCAACGATACTGGTTCGAAGCATTGTAAAGAACATAATCATAGAATTTTGTAAGAGGACTCTTTGCCTTAAGGAAAATCCATCTTCGTTCTACCTGGACGAGGACACCCACACGTACACATTAAAGTATGCATCTGATCGGTATCTTACCCTGGACGTAGAGGACCTACGTGAGGGTGAGGGTTCAACTCATAGACCTCTGACACAGACAACTCAGAACATCTTGGATGGTGCAGTTCCAAATTGGAGAACCAACACCAGCTTTAAGCCAACCGAGTTCTTCTTAACTGATAACATCAACACCCTCCGAGTGTATCCAATTCCTAACACTGACTCGACTGACGAGTACTTTGCAAAGTGTATCGTCTGTCCGAAGAGAGATCAGAAGGAAGTTCCTGAGATGCTGTATGAGAAATGGGAGGAAGTTATACAGGCCGGAGCTCTTGCTAAACTATTATCCATGCCGGGTGCATCATGGAGATCACCAAGGGATGCCAAGGATTTCTTACTGATATACAAACGAGGATTGAGAAATGCTCGTAAAACAACACTGACCGGTATAGGCCAAGTACCAGCTGAGGTAACCCCTCGAAGCTATGAAGTCTTCGGCCGATCGACCAGTGGGAGGAACCCAACATGGGAATAAAATTTTCAAACAATGGTAGCACCACATTAAATGGTGGGATAAATACTACTGCCACAGAGATCGTAGTTGATGCTACAGCATCCTTCCCTACCATAGGTAATGGATCAAGCAACGGGAACTTTTTTTATGCAACGTTAATTGCTCAGGATGGAACACGTGAAGTAGTCAAGGCTCTGTTTCTAACAGGATCAACATACACAGTGGTCAGAGCACAGGACGACACAGGTGTGACACCTGATGTGACAGGCTATGCATTCTCTGATGAAGATAGATTTCAACTGAGATTTCCAAAGATTATATTGACAGAGTTCCGGGATGATATTGATGTGAACACAACTGACCTGGCAGGAACTACCAATGCTGGTACAGTCCCAGCCCCGGCTGGAACAATTATGTGGTTCTATCAGGACACAGCACCGGCAACGTGGACAATCTACACAACCGTTGAAGACTGTTTACTTGCTGTCAAAGCATCGTCTGGACACTTTGCATCTAACATTGGTGACGGTGTCGAAGCAGGCTCAGCATGGAATGCAGTCTTTGCACATATCCACACAATGAATAATCATAATCATCAGTATGCTCACACACATGGGCAGGCAGCACATATCCACACAATGCCGACTCACATACATACAATGCCTACTCACGTCCACGGGCAGGGAACTCACACTCACACGATAACTCACACACATACATTCTCTGGTACAACCAGTGTTGAGAATAAGCCCAATGGTGAGCAGGGTAGTGGGTCAAACAACCTGGCCAGAGAAGAGCACACACATACATTTGCAGGAACCACGAGTACTCCAAGTAATACCTTCTCAGGATCAACTGATCCAGGTGACACGGATGCTAAAGATCCGGGTGATACCAATGCAACTGATCCTGGTAATACTAACAGCACGGATGCTGGATCAACTAACTCACAGAACACAAGCACCACGAGTAGTGTTGGTCCCGGTGACACCAACTCGACAGCCCAGCCAAGTGCAGACAGGCCATTATCGGCCGTTGGTATACTGGCTGAGAAAGACTAACACTTAAACTGCACGGTAACACATCGGATGTTATCGTGCATTATCTCGGGGGAGATTACGAACATGGCACAACGACAGAATACGTGTAATGACAAATGTCCGTTCTGGAAGAAGTACAAAAAGAATTGCCCCAACTTTGTTGAGGGCCGATGGAGAACTAAGGAGGGTCATGAGTATGATACCTTTGACTGTGC